GACTCATCGTAAAAACTACTGGCTACTGCGAAGATACGGAATTTCTTTAGAGGAATATAACTTAAAACTAGAACAACAAAACCATTGTTGTGCTGTTTGTGGTATTCATAAAGAAGATACAAATAAGAAACTACTTGTCGTAGACCACTGCCATGTAACTAAAGCTGTAAGAGGATTGCTTTGTTATCAGTGTAATTTAGGAATAGGGTATTTTCACGAAGATGCTAATAAATTGTTAAATGCAATAGATTACTTAAAAAGATATTAAATATGGCTGCTTACAATTACCTCGAACTAACTAATTCGGTTCTCCGTCGTTTAAGAGAACCTGAAGCTACGTCCGTTAACGATAATGAGTATGTCAAGCTCATTGCTACCTACATCAACGATTCCAAGCGTCAAGTAGAAGACTCTTACAACTGGAATTCACTCTCAGAGACACTATCTGCTGTCACTGCTGAAGGTATCTTCAACTATGTTCTAAACGGCTCTGGTCAGCGTTTTAGACTAATTGACATCATCAACGACACCAGCAACATGATAATGCAGAACCGTACTACACGGTGGATGGACCAGAACTTCTTGGTCAACGACCCTCCAAAGGGTCCTCCAATGTATTTCAACTTTAACGGTACTAACGTTAACGGTGATACACAAGTAGACCTCTATCCTATTCCTGACGGTGTGTATAACATCCGTTTTAACATCATCAAGCCACAGGTTGAACTTATAGCTGATGCTGATGTCCTTTATGTCCCACATGAGCCTGTTATCATGGGTGCGTATGCTCGTGCTATTGCAGAGCGTGGTGAAGATGCCGGTATCACAAGTAACGAAGCCTATGCTTTGTATTTGACAAGCCTTGCTGACGCTATTGCGTTGGAATCAGGTCGTTACATTGAAGAGGGAGAATGGGTTAGCGTATGAAGAAGATGAACGCTGCTTCTATCGCTGCACCGGGATTCTATGGCTTAAATAGTCAGGATTCTGGTGTTACCTTAGCTTCAGGGTTTGCTCTGAAAGCGGATAACTGCGTCATTGATAAGTTTGGTCGTATTGGTTCACGCAAGGGTTGGACTAAGGTTAACCCTACTGCATTTAACTCTAGCTCTGTTAAGACAGTGTTTGAGTTTGTTAAAGCAGACAACAACTTAATCTTTGCTGCTGCAAACAATAAGATTTATGGTCAACATCCTACTAATGGTACGTATGTTGAGTATCCTGTAGGCGGTACAAAATTCTACATTGCAGCAACAACCACATACAGTCAAACCGGCACAACCGTTACTGTAACAGCATCTTCCCACACATTATCTATCGGGAATAAGATTTATTTTGGTCCTACATCAGGAACTGCTGATGAAGGGCTGTATATTATTACCGGAGTATCTGGAAGTACATTTACATTTACTTCTCCGTCGTCAGAAACAACAAGCGGTAATGCTAATGTTATTAATATTCTAACCGATTACAGCATTACGGATGATAACTGGCAGCCTATTAATATGCCGTTAGGTACAGGCTCTACAGCCTCTGCTCACGCTATTTGGCTACAAGCTGGGCATTTACCGTTAGTAATGCACAAACTCGGTTCTGGTATTCACAGTCATGCTGACGGCTACGGCTTTCAACGCTTAGGTGACGTTGCTACATTCCCTAGTCCTTACACTGTAGATACATTCAAGCCTTCTTGTGGTCTATATGCTTTTGGTCGTTTATGGGTTGCTGGTGTTGCTTCTAACGATACACAAACTGTGTACTTTACAGACATCCAAGACCCTTCTGACTGGACTACAGGAACTGCTGGTTACTTAGACATCAGTGCTGTTATTCCTACCGGAGACCCTATTGTTGCGTTAGCTCAGCATAATAACTTCTTGATTATCTTCTGTAAGAAACATATTGTTATCTATTCCGGTGCTGACGACCCTGCTACACTAGCACTTAGCGACACTATTTCCAATATCGGATGTATTGCTCGTGATTCTGTTCAGTCTGTTGCTGGTACTGATATTCTATTCTTGTCTGATACCGGTGTACAGTCTTTACTGCGTTTGACACAAGAGCGTTCACTGCCTTTGCGTGATGTCTCTAAGAATGTTCGTGATGAACTTATTTCGTATGTAAACGGTGAAGTTATTGAAGGCATCAAAGGAATTTATTATCCTAACGACGCTATGTACTTATTAGCATTGCCAGTATCTAAAGTTACTTATTGTTTTGATACTCGTGGTGTGCTAGAGAACGGTGCTGCTCGTACAACCGTATGGAATCAAATTAATCCTACCGCTTTCTGTGTGATGCAAGACAGAAGTTTATATCTAGGAGAAGTAGGCTACATCGGTAAATACGGTACATACCAAGATAACGGTTCTGTATATCGTATGGCTTACTTTACAAACTACTTTGACTTAGAGACACCAACTAATGTCAAGATGCTGAAGAAGCTCTATCTTACAGCTATCGGCGGTTCTTCACAAGCACTAACAGTTAAGTGGGGCTTTGATTACTCTGAACTGTATCGCTCTGGTTCGTTAATTCTTCCGGGTCAAACATCTAGCTATTTTAACATTGATGAATATAATATTGGTAAGTATAGCGATGGTATTGACTTAGTGAATACTCAGACTCAACTGAGCGGCAGCGGAAAAGTAATACAAATTGGCTTTGAAACAGACATCAATGGTTTCCCTTTGTCTGTTCAAAAGATTGACTTATTTTATGCAACAGGAAAAACAGCATGAGTAATTATACAAAATCAACTAACTTCGCTATTAAAGATAGCTTAGTCACAACTGACCCAGCAAAGATTATTAAAGGTACAGACATTGATAATGAATACAATGCTATCTCTAATGCTATTGCTTCTAAAGCAGACGTAAACAGCCCTGCTCTTACAGGAACCCCCACTGCTCCTACAGCAACTGCCGGTTCAAACACAACACAAATTGCTACTACTGCTTTTGCCACCGCTGCCGCATTAGCGGTGTTCCCTAGTGGCGGTATTATTTTATGGTCTGGAGCTATCTCAGCAATTCCTAGCGGATGGGTTCTGTGTAATGGTTCTAACTCTACACCGGACTTACGCAATCGTTTTGTAGTTGGTGCTGGTTCTACTTATGCTGTGGCAGCTACCGGTGGTTCTGCTGATGCTACACTAGTATCACACAGTCACGGTGTAAACGACCCCGGTCATGGTCACGGTGTGTCCGACCCCGGTCACTCTCACAGTTCACCAAGTAACGGCGCACCTAATGGCGGAGGAGCAGGTGCTGCGTTTACTACTGGAATGGGCAACGTACCGGGACACGCTACAACTTCTAGCGGAACAGGTATCAGTATTCAAGGTTCTGGTACAGGTATTTCTATTCAAGCTAACGGTAGTTCAGCTACTAACGCTAACTTGCCTCCATACTATGCACTTGCATATATTATGAAGAGCTAATGAGTAAAGTTCCAGTAGTAATTCGTGAACATTACACAATGTTGTTAGAATTACATGATAACTTAATATGGTTTCACACTGATGTCCGTAAATGGACTGCAGAAATAAAAGCAAAGTATTTAGAAGATTTAAATTTATTACAACACTTAGTAGCTGTTCCGATTGTAGCGATAGTACATCAGGACAATAAGAAACTAGCAAAGTTTGGTAAGTCAATAGGTTTTGAAATTAAACAAGATTTTGTAGGTCAGGATAAACAAATGTATCACA